GATCTTTAACAATTTGAATAATTGAGAAGTAGTATTCCTTTCTTCTAATTTTTTCTGCTTGTTTTTGATCGAAAGCTGATTGAGATTTCGCAAGTTTCCAATATGTATCTCCTATAATAGATTTCTCACCTACTGTAGATGGACAATCGAAGTAACCTGCGTTACCTTGAGAATCTTCTAACCAGTAAGAGAATTTCTTAACTATAGAATTTTTTGGATCTTTGTGGTTTGGTAAGAATCGGATAACAGATCTGTATACGTTATCTTTTCCTTCGGTTGGATTGGCTTTATATAAACCAGGTCCTTTTGTTTCTGTTGCATCATCCTTAGATTGAAAATCTTCTAAAGACAAATTAAATAAATCAAATTCACTCATAATTTTACACTTTATTTTTTTAATTAAACACTTGAGTTATAGACTACTACTCGCTGTAATAGCCATTATTTATTATATGAATGTACTAAATTAAAGTTTCAATAAAATTTATTTACTTTTTTTTATGCATTGTTGAAACTGACTCTCACTCTTTACATATAATTATTATAAGTAATAAAGTTAAAAGTAATATAGAAAGATCAGCTATAATCTTTTAAGTATTCCATTATTGCAAAAGCATCGACTAGATCGTCAATTGGTTTAGGGATGTTATCGCCATAAGCCGCACACTTCACATATTCATGAAAAGGATCGTTGAGAAGTTCATCGCTCTCACGTTCACAAAATGTTTGTACCATCATAGGTTTACCAGCATTACCATTACTAGTAAAAGCTTTCTTAATAGTTTTAGGAGCAAATACTAATAAATCTCTTTCAGATACTCGTAAGATTTTAGATTTGAGGAATGTATTGTAAGAGATGAGATCTATAAATGCGTTACCACGAGAACCATAACTATATCCCTCAATCCCGAATATAGTATCTTCATCGATATATGGACCTATGGCATTTATTATACAATAAGATAAATAGTTTGCATTATTAAGTTTGAATGATTGTTCTTCTGTGTAAGAAATCTCCTTAGGTTTGTTTCTTTCATATCCTATCATATTCAAACCTAAGTCTGATAAGTCTTTATGTACTCTGAATGATTTTTTATTAAGATCTAAATTTGAAACAAAACTAAACCAATGTATTTTTTCTGGAGTAGAGATGCATACTGCGGTAGATGTGATTGAAAAGTCTATTGCGACTAAATTCATATATTTTATATTATGAGATTAAAACTTTTTGCCAATAGCTGCACCTAATGCAGCACCAACTAATCTCGAGGTTAATAAATCGTATAAAACACCTTTTTGTATTCCTAAAACTTTAGCGATTGTTCTTCCTATACCCTTTCCTAACGCAGCTCCAGTTAATCCTCCCATTATAGAACCAAATAAACCTTCATTTGTCATTTCCTCTTCAAAATCTTCTATTGATTTTCCTTCTGCTAAAAATATAGCAACGGCATCATCGATTTGTGCTTCTTCACTTTCAGTTAATTGATAATCTATAGATTCAGATAAAAACTCAGCTAATTGCTTAGGATCTTTAGAATCAAGATATTCTTGAAATGTATTCATTTTTAGTGTTTTATTTATATTATATATTCGTTAAGAATAGTTAGTTTGAGCAGAGCCACCTGGTATAAATAATTTCTTATCTATTTTAACTTCCGGTAACATTTCTAATTTTAATGTATTATATGTAAAAGATGCATCAAATGTCTTAAATTCCTGAGATAAATCCGAGTATGATAATTGATATTCAGTTAATCCTGTAAATAATGAATCTATAAACAATGCAGTGTACATTACATTACCTTGAGCATCTAAAATTCTAACTGGAATAGACTCGGTAAATCTTTCTTTGTTTCTAAAATCATAATAATATAACAAGGTGTCTAACATTATCCAGTAATTTACATGTCCATCTATCAATTGAAATGTTATATTAAATTCCTTAGTAAAGATTTCTTGATAATTCTGTGAAGATCTCCACCTTTTAGTTCTTGCAGCCGATGTCTGAGAATTTCCTAATGAATTTGGACTTAATCCGGATGTATCAAAGTTTTTAACGTCTGGCTTAACTTGTTCAGAAGGCGTAAAATTCATTGTAGGTATTGTAACAGATTGTATAGTATAATTTATCAAATCTGTAACATCGTTAATCATAGTTGGCATTCTAAAAACGTATGGTGCATATTTATCCCTAATAACTTTAGGTATAAAAGTTCTCGGAAACTCTATCTTAAATAAATCTGATCTTGCGTTTAGGAACATATCTTAATCTTTAATTTGAAAATGGACTTTTTCTAGAGCTTACTAGATTAGCAGATTTAGGATTGACCCAAGAAACTGGACAATCAGCATCTACTTGTACATAAACTATTTCTGGGTTTTCTGGAGTTGTTGCTAATAAAGCCTCATACTCCGTTATCTTCTCTTGTAATTCAATTTTCTGTTGTTCATCTGTTGCATCATCATCAATTAAGAAATTATTTTCTTGAATCTTTTCGTCTAATGATGTTTGTAAATTTTGTATCATTGTATTTTGTTGCTGATTAGCCGTAGTTAAACTAGAATTAGCTCCGATCGCTGTATCGTATAATTGCTTTAACATTTGGTATGCAGTATTTCCTTCTTCTATTTGCAACGTTTGATTAGTAATCTTTCTATCTTTTAACGTACCTACCGCATCACCAACATTAATAAATGAACCTGTATATAATTGAGTTGTTTCCTCAGATGTTACATTTGTTATTGTAAAGGTTTTATCTTTATATCTAGAGATTTGTGCAGAATTTTTTGCAGGTATCTTAAATAAAACTTCTCCACTTGCACTAGATACTTGATTACTCATAAAATTTAAGAATTTTACATTTGCACCAGAATCTGTAAAGAAATTTAGATATAGTTTCCCTAATCCAGAAAGATCTAAGAATCTTATACTTGCGGTTGGGTCACCTTCATATATAGTAAATTTAACAAATGTATCACTACTCGTCATTGCGAATGAACCAAGTCCTTGAGCAAAAACGGTTTCAGTTTTACTGTTTCCTACACTTTTTACCTCAACAACACTTGTAGTAGGATTTCTTTGTAAGTAAGCATTCTGTGCTGTAACTGATACTTGATTACTCGTTAAAAATGATGTAATATATTTAGCATAATTTTGAGTTGAAACTACATTACCAGATGTTGCTCCTATGCCAGTCATATTAACGTTCTTTTCGTATATCTTATTATAAACTTTTGGTTGGATCGGATTTGCACCCAAAGCTATCTTTTGTAAATTTTTAGAGTACTTTAAGACATTGTTAAATTGCTTAGAAGAAGTTTTCCAAATAGATGTTTGATCAGCTCTGTTAAATAAGCGAACTGTATAATCTATTTTATAAGAAACTGATTGAGGATATTGTATAACAGGTCTATAGTTTATAGGATTTCCATAATCACTATCCTGTACAAATTCTAAACTACTAGTTTGTTTCCAAAACGCTGTAGAACCTGGTGTCCAAATATATTCAGAGACTTGTAAATCATGTAAAATAATGTAATCATTTCCTGGAACATTATTTAACGTTGTAATAAAATTATCTATTATTACTCCACTTGCTGCAGCGTATAATTCAATATAATCTCCTTGTGCTGTTGGTGCATTTTGTACAACTGCTGATACTGTAGAAAAGGTATCTAATGTAGGTAAATCTACTTTCTTAAATTCATACGAATTAAAGTAAGACATGTTATTAGCGCTAGATTCTTGTACAATCCAACCAAACTCACTTTCTATCAATGCATTCATATGTGGACCGAATCCATTAGTCAATCGTGAAGATGGTAAATCTACAGTAGGAGCTCCGGTATTTATTGCATCAGTGTATTCCTTTTGTAAATTATATAATGCAGGAACCTTAAATTCTATAAAAGATGCATAGTATTTACCTCCAAAAACGAAAGGATTTGGGTTAATCTGAGCATAGTTATCAGCCTTTCTATAAGACATATTCAGATAACGTATTTTCTTACTCGCATTATTATTAAAGGATAGTCGGAAATACATTCCTAAATTATTTTCATAATTAAATCCTTGTGTTAAATGTAATCTTACCACATCGTATTTTATGCTTTGCATAGCAGTAAAATTAACTGGTAAACTTGCGGATGATGTTAAATCAGGATCATAATCATTTAATAATACAGATTGAGAAGTAAATAAATATCCATATTTTGCTTGAGTAGCTTCTATCGGAGCAGCTGAACGAGTTCTAACGTTGCCAGTTGCATTAGTAAACGCATCTTGATTGAATATCAAACTACTACCATCATGTGCATCATTCATTAAATACCATGGTGCGGTTCCTGCTACAGAACCAGGTCCTGCAGTGTAAGTATTTGTTACCGTAGCTTGATCTCTGTATTCATATTCTAATAATACAGAATTCGATAAACTTATATATTTTGAACTAGTTGCCATTTATTCATTTACATTTTTTACAATCCATGATGATGTTGTTATTGTTGCAACTCCTATTATAAAGCCAACCCATGGTTTTTTATACCATTTATCAACATTCTTTAATCTATCATCATATAATTTTATTTCAGTATTTAGTAATACTATTTGTCTTTTGTTATACATTAGTAATAAACTATCTTGATTAGATAACAATTCGTAATTATTTATTTGTAATTTCAAATCATTTATTAAAACATCTTTAATACTATCTTGTGTAGTTAATGTATCTATCGCGCTAAATACTTTTGTTAATTCTGTCCTAGGTATTAAAACTGAATCACTCTCGGTTTGCGAGAAGACATTAATTGAAAGCCCTAATAGTAATACTAATATAAAATTTCTCATTTTTTGTATTTTTTCGCAAAACCTTTAAGAGTATCTTTAGCCTTTTGAGTATCTTTTACTTTAGATTCAGTAGCTTTAATTTTCTTTTTAGATTCTTTAATTTTCCTTTTAGTAACAGTCTTTTCTTTTTTAACGACTGCCTTTTTCTTTTTTACTTTATCAATATCCTTTTCGATATTCTTCTTCTTTTTATTGAATTCCTTTTTACCAGGATCCTGAAGGGTTTTGAATATAACAAATATAGCAGCTAATCCTGTGATTATACCAGCTATCCATTTCCAAATTTTCTTTAACATATCTTTTCTGTTTCTTTTATTTCAAATGTTTCTAAATCTAACGAATGATCTTCGCCATATTTTTCTTTTAATTTATTTACAATTTTAGATTCTTCTTTTCGTATAGCCTTTAACGACTTTAATAAAGATTCCTTTTGTTTAGTTAGATTAGATAAATCATCTTCTAAGGTTTCCATATCCTTCCAACATTCCTTAAATCTAGAAACGATGGATGTTATTAGTTTTTTTTCTGTTTTATTTAATTGCATTTATATTATTGTTTAGTTATATTACTTACTTGACTTTTTCATTGTCTCTCCAACGAAAGATGTTCTACCACAGTAACCTACCATAGCAGATCCGGTAAAGGACATTCCGTGTGATTCATAAAAACTATTTGTTCTATCAAAACTTCTTAGTAAACCTTCGGCGATACCTCCGGCAAAAGAACCATTTATTGAAGTTCCCCATTGTGCACTTATAATCGGAGCAACCAAAGGAATTCCACCACTGTTTACTGATCCATAATCAACTTGATTACCACCAGTTTCGAATAATTGATATTTCCAAACTCTTCCAGCTGCATCAGATTGATATCCTCCAAGTTTTGCTGGGTGATTATGCCATATAAATTCTATGTAAGTTCCGGCAGTAGGATACTTAGTAGAAGAATTCGGTTTTGATACTGGTTCTGCATAGTATTGAACCACTCTCCATAAAAATGTTGCAGATTGGTTATTTGGCGCATAATCAGCAGCAGGATCTAAAGAAAATATAACACCGTAAGGGTTCGACCATACATCCAGAGTTACTGCTCCATATCCAGTTCCATCCCAATCTTGTATCCAGTTTTCAATAGCCATCGGATTTGAAGCCATATCTGCGAATGGTCTAAAGAATGGTTTTGTAATGTTTGTTGGTATATTAGCAGTTTGTGCAGCTTTATCGTTAAACCAAGCGTATCCATCCATAAATCTGTTTGTACCTCCTTCAGTATCGGTATATCCAGAAGATGGAAGCCAATCGTTAGCATTAGATCTAGTTCTTCTAGAAACTGAAGGTCTTGTCATTTTATTAACGGCTCCAACGTTCCAATCACTACCATATCCTAATCTAGTTGAACTCGATTCTGCATTTCCTCCGTAATCATTTCCGTTTCCATTAAATATATTTCTCTTTCTCGATATAAATCGTGTTAGATCATTCAATCCTGCAATTTTAGCATCAGTAGTTATATTTACTCTCAAGGCTTGTAATTTCACCGCTGGACGTAATGAAGGTTTATTAGCTACCGGATCTGAAAATGAAGATCCATTTGAATTAGATCCAGGTCCACATAAAGGAAATTGTCCTTGTGACCTATTAGCTAGATTAGCAGTATTATCTTTCATTGATACTAAAATCATTCCTATATCGATATTAAAACTTAGATGACCAACACCTTGCATCTCTGTTTCTTGTTGTTCCATTGCAGCATTTTGAGGTACCCATTTAATAGATGACGAAGGAGAAGTCCAACAATGCCAGTTAGCTCCAGCCTGTGCTCCTAATCCATACCACGGTCTAAAATCAGTTCCTGGTGCTTCACCTGCATTTATGTTCCATCCTGGTGGTAAGTCGTTAGTACTAATACCACCTGAGAAATTAGCCATTCCTCCAGGATTCTCGTAAGTACCTGAACCAGTAAATTTAGATAGACCAGCTCCTGTACTTCCTGATATTGCAGGTGACCATCCAGATCCATCGGTACCCCATGCATATAAATTAAACACATGACTTGCGAATGTTTTAGGCAAATTACCGTATGTATTTGAACCAGTTGTAGCTTGTCTATATTGTAATCTTACTTTATCTACGTAAAAGTCTCTATCATTCATTTCATAATAGGTTGGCGTTTTATTCAGTCTTCCATAAGGATCACGTATACCAAAACCATCTCCGTAATATGGTATGTTAGAAACATTTGAATTCATATCAGGAATAACTACGATATGTCCACCAGCAGAAGCACCTCTTCCGGTACCTGTACTATCAGAACCTGGAACAGAGTATGGTTGGTAGAATGCTCCATCAAAACCTTCAAAGGAATTTGCATATCCAGCTCCAGTTAATCTATATGAAGGTATCGCATAATTTTGAGCTCCAACTATTCGAGTCTTTAACGACTCTATAACAATATCACCAGAGTATCCAGTTACTGTAGAATTAGTTCCACCAGCTACTACCGTTGTTCCTTGTCTTCCTTGTCCAATTTTAATAAGTGGGCTTCTATGGCCATCTTTACTAGTACTAGCATTTCGCATAACTAGATCAGCAAATACATTATTACTAATACCATCCGAACCACCACCTAACGTTGATCGTAATCTTAGAACCGCAGTTTGATCAGGATTTGAATTAAATTGATCATTGATAGGATTTGCATCACCTATAGTTATTTGACCACCAGATCCAACAGATAATCTCTTTTTGGTTGTCATTACACCAGTAGTTTGTTCCGCTGTTGAAGTTGCCGGACACGCATTCCATTGTCCAGATTCAAGAGTCCAATATGCATTACTATTAACTATATTTCTTCCTAACGAATAATGTGTATTAGTATCATCTATTGAATTAAACAATAATTGTGATTTGACTGCTGCAGCCGATGTTAAATTAGGTATATCCACTCTAGTATAAGTTCCAGCATCAGGTAAGAAAGATGCAAAACGAGTATCATTCTTAGATATTCTAATTCTAGTTGGACAAGCTCCATCGTCTCTCCAGCCACCAACCTCACTTGGCGGTACCCAATCAGCAGTACCAGAAGTATCTTGTGTAACTAATACAGAACCAATTGCTGCAACCGCAGTTCCAGTTCTTATACGTATTCTACCAACAACATCTAAACTAGATATAGGAAGTGTATTTGTAACAGCATCCCAATCAACATCAGGTTGACCAACAATAGCTCGTTTATTTGAAACTCCAAATTCACCTCGATTTGCACTTGCTACTGTAGTTGAAAAGTTAGATCCAAATCCAATAAAAGGTTCGTTGGCTATTGCAGCTTGTCCAGCAACCATAAATGCTTTTCCAGAATAATCAGAAGACTCTGTTAATCTTGCAGAACTCATCATTAAGTGAGCAGAATTCGTATTTGTATTTCCTTGATTGTTTGTTAATATAACTCCAGGCCAAATACTATTTCCAGGTTGAGATCCAGTATGTATTTGTACCTGTCCTCTAACATCGGTAAGTAATTTAATTGTACTATCGTTAATAATACCGTTTCCTGGAGGAGTAGATATTTGAACACCCTCTTGACTCCAACCAGAACTTCCTGGTAAATTAGATCCTACATTATATAATGATTGTCCAACCTCAATGAATCCGTAAGCTCCTTGATGTGTATAATTACCACCAAATAATTGAACTCTATTTATAGATTCTAATGATATGTTTTTTGTTAATGGATTAGCATCGCCGAATGGAGCAAGTCCTCCGGCTGCTTGTGAAAAGTTAGTAAAGTTTGTAATATGTAACGATCTACGATTATCTGTAAATAAATTACTCCAGTTTGCTTGGCTATTAGGTACTGGTGCACCAACGATTCCATCCCAACCTATTGCAATTCCTGTACCTGCTTGACCGGCACTAGCTCCACCAGTTAAATCGGTATATTGAGTATAATCTATTGCAGTACCACCAGTTACTTGATTCTTTGCGTTAACTACTAATTTAGGAACTCTTGGTTGTGTATATGCAGCTATTACAGTTTGTGCAGATTGATCTCCACCTAACCATAATGTATTTTTTGATAGTCCGTTAGGATTAGTACCGGTAGGAGTATCATCTCGCATAAAGATGAAATCCGTGTTAACTGATGGTGTATTTGGAGTTGCTGTATTAGGAACCCAAAATGCACCACTAAGAATACCAGGATATTGTCTCCAATCTAAGTTATTACCAGTTGCTCCTGTAATTCCAGTAGGACCTCTTAAATTTAAGCCAGTGAATTGAAATTGATTAGATGCCTCAACCCACATATCTACATTACCTAAAGCATATGTAGAACCTACACAATTTATACTACCTTTATGTAAGAATAAATCGCCTTGATATGCGGTTGTTCCTATTTCTGTTTCAGTTGGTGTACATCCTACATACCATTGAGTACCAGGATCTCCCTTAGGTCCACCAGGTCCAATCGGACCAAGAACTCCTTGAGGACCAGGAGGTCCACCTCCAGCTAAGAGTAATTGGTCAAAGTTAAAGTTAACTTTTTCCATAAACTTAGAGACCGAATCACTTAGAATTATTTCTTTGATTACAATTGCCATTTTCTACTTTCTTATTTTTTCTCCAATTCCACCTTGAAAGATATTGAGTACTTATCAAGTTTTGGTATATTATATATCAATCTAAAATCTAGAGGTTCTGAGCTAGAAAATTTGATATTACAGTTTTCACTAAAATTATAACCTTTACTAAATAATTGTGTATTCGTTAATGTTAAATCTAAGGTCGGAAGTGAATAAGTATTATTACTAAACGTGTTCTCATAAAATACTACTCGTTTCACTACGTACCTATCGAAGATGTTATTGCTTATATAGTTATTTATATCATCATCTAAACCGCTTTCACCGTAGCTAAATAAAGGATTGATATAAGTATTAAATTCTCCATCAAATCCATTAGCTCGTAAATACTTCGTTAATGCCTTTGTAGAAAAAACATCCAATATCATTTGAGTTCTATCCGTTGGTGAAGGTGATGAAGGTGGACCTTGATTAAACGTTGTACTAAGATCTTGACGTATAACATTTTCTGATACATTAGATATATTAGGTAAGCCACCATCTAATTCAGATAAATCTAACGAAACGAAATTTTCTAACGTTATTGTATCAGGTATTTCCATAATTTTAGATCCAAAGAATGATTTGTTTTCTAATACTCCGCTGTATCCAATTTTACTTACTAATGTATTTTTGTTTATACTTTTGAAATAATAATCAATATCCCAATTACTCATAAATGTATATAAAGGCCTTTTTGCAATAGCCAACTCATTTATTTTTGGGTATACACTTGGATTACTACTTTCTGTACTCAATTGTAAAATTCCTTTAGGATCTTCTGGGTTAACTTTATTAAACCAATAACTATTGATTTGTCCGAATTTCGGTTCTTGTAAATTAAATTCTAAATTAGTATAAGGATCGAATCCCCAACCTACTCCACCTAACTTAAATCCGCAGCATCCACCCCATGTAGGAGCTTGATTTGTCGATCTAAATCTATTGTATTGTTGACCCCATGGTAAAATATAATCTATAAATTTATTTCCATTTGGATCTGTTGCAGAAAAACTAATAACTCTAGTCGGTTGACCAAACGTTGTACAGGCTGCAGGTGGTGAAGTATTCCAAAATCCAGTTGCTCCTGCAATTTTTGAAATATATTCTTTATATGTATCTGTTGATGAAATTCCGCAATAAGTACCAAATCCTGTATTAGTAGATATATCGGTCATTAAATCTTTCCATGTATAAAAGGGTCCATTAATATCGTGTGCATGTCCGTTGGTTGCTCCAGTAGCTTCGAAACAATGATATAAGTACGGAAGAGTTACCATCGGTAATTTATTAGCGGTTGGTCCAACACCTCCATATTGTCCTTGCAACCCGCATGTCATATCGTAACTCCCATAATAACTGTTCTCATACATTGCTAAAGGTAAAACTTTACTTTGTAATATCATAGATCTCACATCCGTTTCAGGATATTGTGAAACAATATAATTCCAATACCCTTGAGGTAACGCAGTACTTCCAGCAGGTGGACATCCATGCTCCATATACCATTTTATATCATTAGGTAATGTTGAATCTGCGCTGTAATAATGATCGGTTGGATTAACAACCTCTGTCCAATATGTAGCTCCACCACCAGTATTACCTGTAAAGATAAGACCTTCAGCAACCCAATTACTTATAGTTGCAGGTCCACCACTTATAATTGCTGTAGCAATTTCGGTTCTACTCATATTATTAGGATTTTGATTATATCCACAATCATCTGTAAAGACTGGTGCATTATCTGAACTATTGTATATTCCTAAATTCCCAGCAGAACCTGTTGATGTTTGGCTAGTAACTCCAGGATTCTGAAATTGAGTTGTATCATAATCAGAAAAATATAGCAAATTATTAAATTTTGGTTGATATCTTCCAGGATATCTAGCTAAAACATTTATAACTGATCGGTTTGCTGCAGACATTTGATATCCTATAATATCAGATGTAGAAATTGTATCTATTTCCTGTGGAATGTCGGTATCTTCAACTGGAGTTAAATAATTAGCCTTAAATATCTCTTGTGGTCTAGGAAATTCTAAAGTTTTATCATTTATAATTTTAGTCCCATCTTTCTTGTATGTAATATATTCTATATCAGGATATCCTGTATTAAACACATCTGCAATATGTGCAAAATTTAATTGGTCTAAAACACCTAAGTATGCTCCATATCCACCATCTAAATAATATGGTATCTTAGACCATAACCCAAGAGGACCATCATTAAATATCGCTGGTACTGTAGCAGGGTTTGCTGGCATCCAAGACATAGGACTATATAAAGCCTGTATCCAGTTCGCTGAAGCAGGTGGTACTGCCGGAGGATTTCCGTTACCTGGAGGATATGGTGCATTATACATATTTACGTATGTACACCTAAATGATGTTTGTGAAACGTGTGTAATACCTTCAAACGATATCAATTGTAATGGTGATGTTGGTGAAGGAACTATTATATTATTATATGATCCATTCGAATTTAATGGAATTTCTGCTGCATAATTAGGATAAGATCCATTAGTAAGATTATACATTCCGTAAACTGTAATACCACCAGCAATACCAGGACCACCAGTAGATGCATCCCAATTACGAATAGCTCCTCCAATTGTTACATCAGTAGGTTTATATCCTGTACAACCTACCGAAGTAGAAACTATTTTATCACTCATTGAGTACATTAAAGTTCTGTCTACGAAGTAATCATTAGGATCTGTTGAACCTGTTGTTCCAGCGGTTGAAGTAAAATAATCATCCATAAGACCAGATTCAATAACCAAGGTAATTGTTTTGAATTTTTCGTTTTCAATAACTCGGAATCTAACACCGGTTTTAACCAAACTAATAATAGCAGCAAACTTATAATCATTATACTTTGTGCTCTGCTGATATTTTATATTTTGTAAATTATAGTTAATCGCAGAATTGTCTATACGTGGTTTTATAACAACCTTAGCTCCTCTAAAAAATGTTTCTGAAAATCTTCGATCAGTACCATATGCAAACGTACTATATTTTATATCCGTTGAAACTGCGGTTGCACCAATCATAGTTCGAACAAAATAATCAGTAAAATAATCTGGTATTTTTGTTAAAGTAGATGAAGTGGTTCCTGTAACTGTTGCAAGTCCATAATTAGGATCTGCTGTATTATTCATAGCGGTGCCACCAACGTTTATAGCACTATCAAAATATGAGAATGATTCTTTTCTTTCATCAAATCCCATATATGGAGGATACTTTTGTAAGTAATACCATTCGTGTGTAAAGAATTTAGGATTTCTAGTAAATTCTCTATGAGATGGTCCAAAATTTGGATATCTAAATGCAGCTGTAGCATCTAATCTATATGGATTTTGTCTTACATCTAAACCATCATCATCATAAACCCATTTATTTATAAACGGAACAACTCTACCATCTAATGCTAATTGTTTTACATCATTTTCTTTTAATCTATCATATTCATTATATACTGTACTATCTGTATCTCTAAATATATCTCCAATTCCAGCCAATCCTTGATATCCACCACTAGCTACAAATGGAGAATTGATTCCTATAATAGGATCTACCCAAGCAGTTGTTCCGCTAGCTCCAATAGCAGTAGAACAAAAATTTGTTACGTCTCCATAAGGACCAGTAACTCCAAGATACCAATCATTTAATTTAGAAACTGATGCATCAGCATCCTTTTTATATTGAGTAGAAAATCTATCAAAATCAAAATCTTTAACTGGGAAGAATGAAAATAAACCAGCGGTATTAGTTCTTTCTGATAATACTACAACCTGCTTTGATGAATCTAATAGGATATTTCTTTTTGTATCAACTATATTAACCGTATAGTAAGCATTCATATCCTTAAATGATACGATTTGACCTTCACCGTTAACCTGAGGTTCATCTAAATAAGGAACTATATTATCTACCTTTTGTATAGATTTGTCTTCGGCAACTAAATAATTATTACTAGAAATTAACTCGGTTGAATCCTTGCTAATTTTAACTTTTGCTCTAGCATTATCATTACCACCTACGAAAGTACCTTTTGCGAACCATCCGTTAACTGCAGTAAAGGGTTGAGGACTGCTCATATATCCACCAGCATTATAACCATTAGGGAATCCAGAAATTAAATGTATTCCAACCTCATCTACCGATGTAGCCTGGGCAAATGACGTTACTTTAATTTTATTCCAAGTGGCACTAGCAACTCTAGAAAAAATTACGACTTTCGTTCCCATTGCGCATGCACCAACTGAAATTAAATCTTGGAAGTAGGTATGTCGTTTATTAACGCAATCTGCAAATGCTGCAGCTATTTCTTTTAATGTACCTTGACTACTATATAAATTAGATACTGAAGTTCCAACTGGGATAGTAGAAGATGCTGTTATAGTAAATACATCTATATATGGTAAACTTGCAGGATCGTTAGTATCTGTAAAATAAATTCTAAATTCATCATCATCTAACGGAATATACTTAAATTCAATTACACATGCAGGTCTCCCTTGAGCCTTTAAGTTTAATTCTGCAGGAATATAATTATCAGGTGCACTGAATCCTGTAAAATTTTTCCAATTTACGCTAGTCTCATCTAATTTAATTTGTCCATACGGAAATTGGTTATCTGTTCTTATTTTATGAAATTCTCCAGATGCATCCTGAACATAGCCATATCTAGATTGATTATATACCATTTCATTCTTAAAGAAAGAAGCTCCTATAGAAGTAGATCCAACTAATTTTGGATACAATACTATACCAGATGTATTAGTTTGTTTTTGATCTTTAACATTAGCAGGATATCCTATGTCATCTTGTACCGGAATAGGAACTTGATTAGATTGATTAAATCTATCACTAAACAATGCATCTCCATCTAACTTAAACGTAGAATAATCGTATGCATTCATATAAAATCCATAGTATCTATAGAATTGATAATCAGTTGTATCCGAATCGTCAAATAAGAATTCCATGTTTAATAGATTTGCCTGAACAATACCTAATTCAGCAAACCCATTTGTTACTATACTTTCATATTCTGATATAGTTTTATCGTTAGGCCATGTTTCAAAAAACATTTCCTTAGTTTTTTCGGTGAATCCTGGTTTATCTATTGACATTCCTAGATATCGAAAATATCTATTTTTTTCCCAATCTACTAATATAGAACTTTCCGGAAATAGAGCACTACCCGCGTGATTTCTAATATATCGGCCTAAATTAGTTTTTTCGGTCAAATCAAATGCTGTTACAATTCGACTCTTCTTTATTATATTATCAGTAACGTATTGAGGGTTTTTAACTAAGTCTGTAATTGTTGGATCATCTTCAATCGTAGTCGTTTTAGTACTAACTGATACAGGATCTTCTGTTCTAAAAATAACAAAATAATCAGGAAGGTTATTAGGTTCAACCCATAAAGGAGCAAGTAAAGAATACTCTTCGGTATATAATTGAGACGGTTTAGGTTGAGCTCCGTAATTATAGAAATTATTATATTGATCGCCATATCTCTCCTTTACGGAAAGGCTCTGATCCTTAACGTTCAATGCATATGCATCAGCTTTTATAGTAGTAGTATTCTGATTATAGAATCTGTATAGATCCATATAATAATCACTAGAACTAGAAACCGGAAACCCTTTGTATTTAGATTTAGATAATTCCTTTGTTGCAGAGAATGATTCTAAATATAACTGATCATTACTACTCGTAACAATCTTCACGTTAGTGGAAAGTTTAGGATTTGTCCTAACTAAACCAAATGATGTTTTTTGTAGAATTGCTTTGCTCATAGTTTATTTATTCATATTATATAGATCCTAGTAAATTACCGCTGTTATTACTATTGGTTGAACTTTCTGCTGATACTCCCGAAATTTTAGGATTCAATACTCTAACAGTTCTAGTTAAATCATCTACAACGTTTGTTAGACTAGTTGATGGAACTTCCTCCATTTGTAGAGATACCGAACGATATCTTGCAGTTATTTCAACATCGAAAGAATATCTTTCGTCTATATTTGAATAAATATCTATTCCAAGCCTTTTTGTATATTCAACTTGATTAACTGTACCGGTAGGATCTCCGCCGATATTACCTAAACCGTTTGTATTATCTCCGAAAAAGTCAGTCATTCTGTATTGATATACTAAAGGTATATTTAGAGTATGTTGATTTCCAAAATCTAAAGTTCTTGTAGAAAGTTGATTAGCACCGGATACATTAATTGCACCAGATAAATTTGTTGGTGATAGGAATAAATAAGCACCGCACGAATTAGGACCTAGTAGATATTGATCGTATGATGAATAGGACATTTTACTTACCTTAGCCGCAGTAGGTCCAACTAATGTATCGTACCAAAAATATGCAGCTTGTTTTCTACCTCCACCGGTAAGATCTGTAGAGGCTAATGGAGCAAATCCAGAATTTCTAACTCCTGTAGGTCCTGCAGCTCCAGTTGAACCGATTCCTTGTGTTGCACCAACAGTACCCCAATCACCATCTGTAATAGATGGATGTATATTGTGTACGTAAATTCCATCGTTCCAACCACCAACGATACCACTCACTACTGATGTATTTACTGTTTCTGCAACTCCACCATTCATAATACCACTCCAAATAAAGTCTCCTGCAACATTACCTGTATTAGCAGGTAAAGCACCACCAGCATCATATTCTGAGGATAGTGTATATTCATGTTGAGTATAATTGGTTAACGGAGTTGCTATAGAAGGAATTGGGAAGTTATTCGTCGCTGACACCGCTAATGTTGCAGCCGGTGTTCCACCGATAGATGTTGTAATATCTTCATATAAATTTGAAGTACCATCGACCGTTTGATATCTTGTGTTTATAAATTGTCCTTTAACTTGACTCGATTGTAAAGGTAAGTTTCTAAATTGAGAATACGTTAAAGTATCATCAGTAGAAGGATTACTTGGTCCTAAAGGAACCACATCATATCTTCTAGCAGTATTGTAATCAATTTCATTTGCATTAAATCCTGTACCTAACGGTGTTGTAGAATTTACAACCTTAGTATAATTACCAAATTCTCTTGAGTATAATTCTAATGGAGTAGCATTTATATTAGTTAATTGCAATAAGTATGTTTTACTCATTATTGCACCTTTAGGTAATGTTAAACTTTGAACTTGATCTCTATAGTTACCTGCGAATAATTGAACTAGTGTATTTTTCTTAACTCGATATTCTCTTTGTTTTGAATCTAAGATCGTAACACCGAGAATTCCTTTTTCACCGGTTATTGCTTCTTCGATTTGTTTTATTCGAGTTTCAAAATCGCTTAATTTTTCAAATAAGTTAATTACGTTTTGCTCATCTGTTAAAAATCCTGATGCAATAGATCCAGATGGATGAGCATAGAATGATTCATTTTGAGTAAATTGTTCTGATATATGTTCAGTAACTCCGGTATCTGCTAAGGTAGCAGTTAATTCTAATGATTCTGAAGCAATTTTAGATTGCTCGATTATTGTACTTATTTCATTTGATGATATCAATTCATCTGGAAAATCTACTTTAACAATATCACACCATGCAGATTCTGCAGGATTAGCTGGCCATCCAGCTTCTGAAATAGATTTTATCTTAATTTCAACTCCTTCACCTTGTCTAATAGGAATTTCTAATTGATTGATATTTACAACATCAGCATTTTCTACGTTTTCTATATCCCATTCATAGTTTCCTGTTGTAGCATTCTTGGATCTCTTTCTAACTGGAGTAAGGAATTCTTCCCACGAAGAAAAGGTACCTCTACGTTCTACACCTGTGTTATCTTTGAATCCTATTTGTTGAGGTTGATTTGCACCACCATCTTTAGTAATATACCTATATGCAACTCTAAATTGAATTACACTTTGAGGACCTGTTCTTGCTGCAGCCACTTGATCAGGCATTGGCCAGAATCCTTTAATTCTAAATTTAGGAGATACTGCACCTAAATTACCAGAATCAGATAATGATAAGATTTCATCTACACTAGATTTCAAAAGAGTCGATGCAGAAGAACTTCTATTTATTAAATCATTTAATTCTGCTTGATCTGTATCACGTTGAGGTTGTGATGTATATCGTTTAGTATTCATTTCTGCTTTTTTCTTCTTGATAGAAGAATTAAGAGAATCTAATTCACCAGCTAATTTTATTTTCTCAGATTGCAGAGATTTGATAGTAGAAATAATAGCCACATCAGTAATATGATTATTTATTTGAGCAACCTTAAAATCAGTTGCTGAAACGGTAGGCTTTAATGGAGTTTCTGCTAAAGTTGCAGGTGGAATTCCATCCTTAGCCATATTATATAAAAATACTCCAAAATCAACTACTTGATCTTTATAGTATTCTTCTAAAGTTATTTTATTACCTGCTTCATCAATAATTTCTAAACCATTTGTATAAAAGGCAGCACCTGGTGACCATTCTAACGCAGGTATTTTAGAAACTGGATTGATAGGTTTTACAAATACTACATTATATTCGTTGAATCCTATATTTAAGTCTAAATTTGTTGCTGTTATATCGGCACTATAGAATTGAAATTTTGTTCCAATTGCAATTGTATCAAAACCTTCTAACAATTTTAATTCTACAACGTTTCCATTATCTAAATCTATATTAGTAATTTGGTATCTTGTATTCTTTTGAGTACCTTCAGTTACAATAACAATAGAATCTCCAATTTTAAGTTGTTGAGTTTTTGAGTATTCTGAAGTAGAATCATTATAATTTACAGTATTAAGTTGAATTCTAAATTTTCTTTTTGAAGTAGAAACTCCATCAACAAGAGTTATAACGTCATCATCAAATACTCGATTTGCAATAAATGCTCCATAATATCTAAGATCTCTTGGAGGCATATCAACAACATCTTCATCTAAAAAGTATGTTATGTTATTTGCAAGTAATAATTGAAAGAACGTTACATAATCTAAATTTGACTTTTTATTTATGCTGTTATTCCAAACGTTCAATTGTAAAGGAGTAGTTATATTAAGTATAAATCTCTGAACTTTACATCTTTCTGTATCACTAGGTATCTGTCCGGTAAAATTAAATGAAACGTATAATAGAGGATTCAAAAAACTCTCAAAGAACCAATTCGTTTTAGATTCAAATGTAGTAGGTAAATTCATTTGGGTTAACGTATTACCTTCAATCATTAAATTCGATTGAATCAATTTTCTAAATGAACCATCTTCTAATTGAACATTAGCGTTTGAATCTCCTATTCCAGAAATTTGTTTTATATTATTATCGATTCTATTTATGTCTGCCTTTATTTGGCCATAACTAGGAACGTATATTTTACTTACTTGATTATTAGAATCTAACACATCAATCTCAACCATATCAGCATCCGTAGTTGTGATATTAGATAACTTATTCAAGATCTCTAACGAATTTTGGTTAATTCGTAAAAGATTATTAAGTAAAGATGATAAAGAGTACTTAGTACTAAAGTCTATATTTGTATCCGCCATTCTTATTTGTTTTTATTTAATAACATCTATATAGAAAGAATATAAAGCTGAATCAACACAAACCACATCAATGATAGGTTTAGTTGAGCTCAAGCTTCCGACATTTAATGTTCCACATAATATGCCATACTTTCCGTTTGATTTTGTGTTCTGTGCATCCGTTTGGATATTTATTAGATAAGTTCCAATAGTAATATCTTCAGTAAATACAATTCTATATGTTTGTCCAGTTTTCCATTTGGTATTACTATCATCGATATTGATAATTAAATTATCGTTAAAGGTTGGTGCAGTAGCTCCTACATTGCGATAATAATTACCATATTCTCCTAATTCAATTCGGTTTCCATCCGCTGTAGATCCTGGGGTAATTCCGTTGTTAACACCATAAATTAAGAATCCATCATTATTTAGACAAGCTCCGAAGTTATAATATGTTTGTACTTTATTATCTATAGAAATTTGATTAGGAACTGATGTATCTACAATAATACCAGAACCAGGTTGTATAACGTCTGTATTATATTGAAGATTAACATCGATCTTACCAGTAACAATATCATTAATGTTATCTGAATTTTCTCGTATTAAGTCTAATAACGTTGATTCTCCTGCAAAGTTTATTTCAGCCGATGCAACTTGACCTTGTAATGTTGTTATATTTGTATTGATAGTGTCAATAGTATCTTGACTGAAATAATACTGTTCTAACGAAGTAAGTCGGTTTTCAATCTTAATCAATTCAAGTTTTTGATCGATAAACATATCAGCAGATTCTTGTAATCTAACGGATGCATCAGCGAATAAATCCATACCAAAGGTAAGATCTTCTCTAATAACGGTTTCAACACCAACGTTATCTGCAGCAGTATCAAACTTTAAGTTTAATTTAAGGCCATATGAATTACCATTTAACTTTGTTACAGCATTTGGTTTGAATTTTGTATAATCTTTTAATTTAGAGGTTACTGCTCCTTCTTCATAATCATCAACAACTAAAATACCATATAAATTTCTAGCATAATTATCAGGATTTGAAACATCATAAACATCATAATAAACTAAGCAGCAATTAAATTTGAAGTCCATTGACTGGGCACTTGCATTGAAATTATCTAAAGTATTCAGAGTTGGATCAGTACTTATTGGTAAATAATCTTGAGGATTCCAATCTAAAACTACACCATCTAAACTAGATATTCTAACGTTTTTCGCACTTCCTGGACATGGTCCAACTCTTGCCAATCCATTAACATTAGTAGTTGTAGAAAAATTAGTAAATAATTCATATTGATCGTTTGCCATATCATCATAATAGGCATTATTACTCAATCCACCACCTCCGATTCCTGCCGCACGTCCATAAATATAATTAGAGTTAGTACTCCAAGTTTCGTTAGCTATATAATTTGCATCAGTTGCAGTCTTGTACAAAACTAAAGGAGTGTTACCATGACTTGTTGGTACATGAATATAAATTTCAGAATAGCACTGACCACCTTTACTTATATTGTTTATTACATCTATATCTCCTAAGTATTTTACAACATTTGTGTAGTTATATGTTGCTCCCGTCGCTTCACCTTCTTTATATCTACCAACAACCGCAGCCTCGTTCGTTGTATTTGCATCTGTCCATCTAATTGCATTTATATTTTTCATAAAATGCCACCATATTCTTTCAGATGTATTATGTAATACGCTTTCATCATATATACTACCAGATCCGTTAAGACCTGCTAAAACTAATTGCTCCATATTTAGAGCATATGATTGAAATGCCTGTGAAAAATTATAGTTATTATTTGAGGCTATAAAATCATTGGCAATTGCACTACTACAAGTAGCACCAGTACCAGCACCATTTGCAAATACATCTAGAGCTTCCCATACGACATTATTTTCTCCATTCATAGGAGTTGTAACATCTGGGACATCTAGAAGAGCAAATTTAGAAAATACAAATCTATAATTGTCATCAGTAAAAGTCTTTGAGATATCTTTAGCTGCTGATGCAAACGTAAAGAATGTACCTCCTTGTACTTTTAATGGTTTGAGAAAACTAGTTGCCATCTACTTAAACTGTTTTTATTGTTATTATCATTATCTATTAGCTAGGGAACGCTAGTATATTATACCAAGTTGCTCCGGAAGGTCCTGAAGTCCACCAAATCTTAAGCGGACATCCACCACCGGTTCCACCACCACCAGCGAATATACCACCGGAAGATTGAACTGCGGTAGGTCCACCATCAGAAAATATAAGTGTTCCGTTAGCTGGTACACTAGATCCAGCAGTACCAATGTTAGCTTGACCTGCAGCAGATAAACTAGGTAGCACAACACCACCTACAACGTTTTGTGTTACTGTAGGATCTCTCAAATCCCATGCAGGATATGATGCAGCCGAAGTAGCAAATTTTAAGTCATGTTTATCTAGTTCTAATAAAGTTCCGATGTTTAGTGCAAAGTTTTGTGCAAGACTAATATCTCCAACTAATAATGATAAATTACCATTTTGAATAGTTACCGAGGTAGTTAAGCCTGATCCTGCAACCTGAATACCATTTGTAATGATATCATTCGCACTTCCAACCGTCGAATTATCGAATCTACCGCTTACAATATCATAAGCTAGTAATACTGAGTTTAACGCATCTGTCAATGTTTTGAAGTTGTCGTTGATTGTTATTCTAGATCCGCTCAGTGAATCGGTTCCAGCAATCGTTGTTGTAGTTACTGCCATGTTTTCAAATTATTTTAATGAATTCCTTTTTTGTTTCCGTTTTTATATTACCATTTCCATCAGTTACACTTAGCTCAATTGTATAGCTACCTGGTTGAGTAAAGAGATAACTGAAGTATGGATTATTATAGTATATATTCACCCACTTATTATCATTTTCTTTAATCAACTTCCACATTGGTTTTGTCTTACCATGCATAGGTGAAAGACTGTAATTAAATTGAACTTGACTTAGTAAAGGGAATGTTTTTGCATATTTATGTATTCGTAGAGTATTCCACGTAGAATTAGCTGTTATAGATCTACCACATTTAGTTCCTATGAAACCATGAGTACCTCCAAGTATTGCTCCAGTGTATCCAGCTGCAGTCATTCCTGTAAATCCTATGCAGCCAGTTTCGTAGCTTAAAATAGATCTTTTAGATCCTTGAATTTTAATAGCAGTTAGACCAGTAGGTGGTGGGAACGATGAAGTTGATCCAGTATATCCACTAGCACCATAAACTATATTCCATTCATAATCAGATATAGGTCCATAACTTCCAAGTACACCGGTTTGTCCATTTGGACCAGTTCCACCAGTGTTAAGACCTTCACTTCTATAAGTAAGTGCTTGCCATAGAGTAGAAAATGAAGTATTTCCAAACTGATATTCCCAATTAACAGGTCCTATAGAAGTTCCACCATAAGCATCAGTTAATACTGTAGGTCCTGGTAGTCCAATCATTCCACCACAAGCACCAACTCCAAAAATTTCAAAGTAGAACGGAATATCTCCATTGTCTCCCCAGTTAACTGTTGTATATTCTGGTAAAGCCCATGCAGTAGTACCCCATGATGGTGTCATACTAAATGAAGGACCGACGATAGGTCCAAACGTAGAAGTGAAGAATATATCATTCCATGCATTTGTTGAGTGATTACCTTTGAATCCGTATAAATGTCTTCTAGCATATTTACCGTATTCTTTACTACGTAATTCAATATATGGAGTTAATATATTAGCAGTTGCTCCTGTCTGATTATACATTTCACTATAATATGTAATGTACTTTTCAAAAAGAGGATGTGTTCCATCGTATTGTTGTTCTATGATTTGTCGAGTAGCCTCTTTCCATTTTTCGTTATATGTCGCTGAAGCTAGGTTTGTATCTGTTATTAAAACTCTATCCCATGAAATTTTAGATTCTACCCATGAAGTTCCTCCAACAATTCCAGTAGGTCCTCCTAAGTATTGATATATGTTAGTAATACCGGTTGCACCAGCATCTAAATTTATTCGTAGATCTCCAAACGATGGATTAGTAGGTCCAACAATTCCAGGATTCAAATTAGCTACAATTCCTACTGAATGTTGATTATTTCTCATTGGATCTCGGTAAGGAACGTTTTCATCAATCATAACTAATGAAAAATCATCTTGTGCTCCAGCCACATCCAATGAAGGATATCCTATTCTAAACTTAGCATATTTAGGGCCCATTCCATCCCACCATAAATGGCACACATCTTCCCAGCTTGCATTTGATTCTATAAGATTCCATTTATAAGCATCTAAATCGTATAAACCAGAAGATTCAGAAGATCCGGGTTGTAACGGAAGTGTATCGACTGTTTCACAGTAACCTTGATATTGAGGGTCATTCTGTGTTTGATAAAATTCTATTCTATCTAAATCATTATATGTTAAATCTTCCATTGACATTTGCTCATTCTCTTGTAATGGTAATGACCATGTACTATTGTAATGATCCCAATCAGGATATTCCTTTTTGATTGGAGCAGGGACTCTATCGCTTTGTCTCTTGATTGTTTTTTTATCCCATGTGTATTTACACTCTCTACTTCGATAGTGTCCTATAAAGTCCACATCCTTGGTATCAACACATAATTTAGCCTTTTGTATATAACTAGAAAAACTACCAAATGCATCATATAATCTTAGTTCTAATTTATAAGTACCGGCATATGGTAATAGTATTGGCCAAGTTTCACCTTGAGAAATTGATAGTAATCCACTATCTAAAACCCATGAAGTTGCACCAGTCGGAGTAGGTAACGTTTCAAATGTTACGATCCATTGCATTTCTAGGAAATTACCTTGACCTAAGGTTTGCCAATTCCAAATAATAGGGTTAGCGGTTGGTCCAGTACCACCTTGAAAATTAACTGTATAAGTTGGTCCTGGTGGATGTAATGTAGCACCGGGAGTTGCACCTCCAGGAAATCCTGGAAGAGGAATAAAGGAAACTCCACCAGATGGACCGGATGAAGTTACGCCAGTAGCACCTCCATAAGGGTTTGTATTACCTAATGGATATGATGGTGAAGTGTAAGAATAATCAAAATCTGAGTAATTAGTTCCTAAAGTTCCTCCGGCATTTGCGTAGTCCACAGAATCCCATGTTGTTTTAGCCTCATTCCAATCTAATTTGAATGAACAATTTTCTAAAATATATGGTGCTGCGATCGGTGCACATGGATAATCATTAAGATCTGCAACCGGGGTATTAGTTCCGTTAAAATATCCAATGAATGCATTTGCATAATTAGTCATAGGTCCAGTTCCTAATGCTGGAGCAAGATTACCAGTATATGTAGCACCCGGAGTATTATATTGTACAGTAGTAGGTCCAGCAGTAGGTGTAAGCGTTACTATAAAATTACTTCCACTTGTAGGTCCTATAATATCATCTTGTATAGCATAAAACCATGCATAATCTGCAGCTGAAGCTCCTAATATAGAAGTCATACCTGCAGGATTTAATTCTTTTGTTAATTCAAACTGAGTAAACGGTTCAATTGTTTGTGTTGACCATAAAGCCATTAGGTTATCTACTATTGTACTAACGGTAGCACCGTATATTGTAGTAGTATAAGTAAATGATGCACCAGATACTGTATCATGAATCTTCCATTTATCACCAACACCAGTGAAGTTATATCCAGATCCAGCAGAAGCACCATAAGCAGGACCATATTGATAAGTCGCTCCTATTCCATACGCAACAAAATCACTTACTCCAGCCATATCCATATCAGGTGGAATTTTATAACCTGAGAAATTTTGTGCGGTTAAGTCTTCTATTAAACTACATCCGTCATCTGGTGTAATTTTAACACAAGGATTGATATTCAATTCTACGTCATCAACTCTTAATTGATCTTGCCATATATTAACATCATATCTTGCATAACATAATAGTTCTCCTACGATATCTACAATTCTTGCATTCAGTGGCAGAAAGTAATTCTTAAGCTTCTGTTTTAACGCGAATAATTTAATGAGTATTTCCTCATTACTAAATAAGAATGCCTCCTCCACAATCGGAATACCATCAGCATCATACTCTCCACTATCTCGAGTGATATCATAAAATAAACCAAATTTAGAAGTTTTCTTAAATAATTTAGATGGAATCATGTTGGCCGGAGCCGTTGCAGATTTTGGCTCTGTGCTAAATAAATCCTCTATTGGAGTTTGTTTATAAGTAACTTTAGATATACCTTCTGGGTTATTTCCTAAATAATCTTCTATATTAAGCCAATACTCCTTTAACGTTACTTGATCGTAACCGAAGTACTTAAGTATATTGATTAAGGCTTTATAAGAACCTGTATATGGAAATATCTGTTCCCATTGTAATAATAATTCTTTTCTTTTGTAATTTAATTTCTGGTAATCCGGATATGCTTCATTTATATCAACATCATCAAATATCTTAAAATCGTTTCCTTGGATATCGGTTCCAAAGTTTTCTAACATAGTTTCAAGACGTTCATCTTCACCTATGGTTTCTCCATAGAATGTAATTTCAGCAAAGACATGTGAACTTGTGGTACAACCAGTAAATGTATTATATGGATCTTCCGTTAAATAGTTAGGATCAACAATTTGTAAAGTTCTATAATAAGATCCGGCAGTTGCTCCTTGTAAACCTACTCTAACTGAAAGCGCTTCGTCCTTAAAATTAGATGTTGCATTCGCAAGTGATTGACCAGTTCCTCCAATAGGTGGTCCAACTGTTGGTCCAACTGCATCAGCAGCAAAGCTTCCTAAATCAATATCTACATTATCGTGTTTAGCAATAGAAGGGTCAGGTCCAGGATAATTTTGCATACTCCATAAGAAGATTTCTGGTACATTAGTTGCAGTTGATCCAACCACTTCATCCTTCCAACGTAATTGAACGTTTTGTTCAGTTGCTCCAGCACAAACTCCAGTAAAATTTAATTTTCTAGGATATCTTAATCCTAACTGAGCAGCATTTACGTTATCATATACTTGTTGTAAAACGTATAATGGCTCATATTCAATTAAATCAACCGAGACAGAGTCTATATAAATGGTACCGGTCCATTTATCTAAAGATTCACTATAAGTAAAGTTAGCGTTATCACCAGCTTTATCGAAAAATCTCCACCAAGAATAATTTTGTCTTTTTAATGCCATCTTGTTAGTTTACGTTAGTATCATCTTTCTTAACGGTATAGTTAAAAAAGGTTCTAATTATTTTTACAGAATCTATACTGTTAACGAATATATCATTGATGTGTGACAAAAAACCTTTAACATTTTCGTTCAAAAAGAGTCTAGGCATCATAGTTTTCTTAACTATAATATCTTCAGCATGGTAATTAAAACCTAAGTTTTTCTTATCCCTACCTTTCCTTAATCTACTTCTATAAAGTCCATCAGCTGGAACTATATTTTTAGGATCTTTTACGCTCATTGTTTATTAAAATGTTTTTGTTTTGTGCCATGATTTTTGCAGATAAATTTTCATCAATTACTTCGTCAACCATGATATTAACGGATGAGATATTATTATTCTTTATGTCAACTACGTATTCTACTCCATTACGGTCTTTCCATCCTCCTCTCATAATAGGTAATTCATTTAGTCCTATTTTAATATCACCAAATTTATCTAGACCTAATTTAGGATCTTCTATAACGGTTGTGACATTATCAATTGTTTGTGTTTGTAAAGTCACCTGTGTAGTTATTGGTATTTTTAACGATCGTATGGTATCTATTTCGTAAGTAGTTTTGAAATAATAACCATTAGTAATAGCTTCTTCGTTAACTTGGGAAACAAATTCGATATTACAAGAATCTACACCATTTATTGTTTCTAGTATAGCAATTATATCAGATTTTGGTATAGCATCTCGACGTTGAACTCGTAAGAAGTATTCAGATAATACTGATAGTATATCAGATCTCATTCCATCTATATCGGTTCCATCAAAAACTCTAAGACTTATATTAAGAGCGTATCGTGTAATTATAGGATCAACTACACTTAATTCTGTACTAACAATTTGTCTTCCGCTTTTTTGTATGTAAGTATACAATGCAGTTTTTTCTTCACCATCTAAATAAAAGTTAGTCTCTGGTGTTGTATAATAATCACTATCAGTAGATAATCTACTTTGAACATTTGGTAATAAAAATAAATAAATAACGTTATCATCATCTAAGTATTCATCATCATAAGTTGTATATGCATTAACATAAGAAAAATCAAATCTAGATAAAAAGGCTATATAATTATCTGTATTTGCTAAGACTAGTGCTCTTGAAGTTTTTGGTGCGATAAGTCTAGTTAAATCTAATTCCTCTTCTCCAGATCCTAAAACTAATGGAGTTTCAACAGCTACGTTAAATACATCGTTCAAATCAACCTCTTCTCCTATATTACTAGTTCCTTTTGTATCAAATTTCCAAGTTAATATATTAGATCTCGCAAATAAGTTTCCTCTTACTCCAGCAGTTGTTACGTATTTAACGGTTATGTTTGTTCCTTGCGAAGGTACATATCCCCAATCTTCATTACCAAAATAAATATCGATTCCATCATTTATTCCAGTTTTTAGAATTACACCCTTTTCATCTTTAGTTAAATCGTATAAAGAATCTACAATACCAAATTGCTCGCCATTAACGAAAACATCAACTAAATCGTTATCAATAAATTTACTAGATGTAAAGTTATAACTTTGTAAATTCTTTCCATCTGCAATTACCGTTTGTTCCTCAATCTCGCCTTGCACTACGCGATAATTAAATGAGAGACTAGAATTCAGATCTATTTTTGCTTTTTCTTGGACATTATCTATTTTAATCAAATATGGTAGCATAGTATTTTGATTAACTATTTTAGTATTATTAAAAATAAAAACATAAGGAGCAGCAATATCTGTAACAGCTCCAGGTTTTATTGATAACGTAAATGTACCTCTAGCAGTTATTGCTCGAGTTGGGTTATGTCCAGCTAATCTAGCTAAACCATATACAGATCTTTCTTTGAATGCCGTGTAGATATTTAATTCTACTAAGGCATCTTCAATATAGAAAATAACCAATTGAGTTAAGTTTTGTACAACTTGTAAAATTTGACCAAATGGTGAGGCTGGTGTAAAAATAGATCTAGCTCTATTATATGCCTTTACTAAATACTCTTGGGTTTGATTAACCAAAGCCGCAAATGTAATTTTATCGGTCTCTAAAAAGTTTTTGTTTCCGTTCGCCATCTAAATTCGTATAATTTTTATCCCATGAGAACAGCAAATCTATCTGTTCCATTTATTTCTATTTGTATCTCTGCTATATCACGTATATTTCCTCGATAGAAATTAACATCTACCGAATAGGAAAAATTCCTTGCCATACTACAGAATTGATCCACCTGTCTTGCAATCTCCTGCTTTATATCATCGCCAGAAGTCACAAACGTCCAAATGTATTCATCTAGACTACATCCAAAATCTTGCGTTCCCATTACTGCAGTTTTCTGAGTAAAAAGAACACTTTCTATTTGTTGCTTAAATAAGTTTAAGCTATCTTCCATTTCTAGCAAATTATCTACATAATTTGGATCGGCAGGATTTCTAGCGTAAATATCTATATTCATGTGAATTATTGTTTTATACTATTGTAGTATATTTATCTTTTATTATTTGTTGTCATTTCCAGAAGTGAAGAACCAATCCATCCCTTCGTCAGTTTTTATTTCCTCTTCAATTTTTTCTAATGCACCCATACCTTCCTCTCTTAATAAATCATAATTTATAGTCACTCCTCCAGGAAGATTAAATGCAAATGTACCAAGTACACGAGATAATTGAGTTTTTGCTTTTGCACATACATATCTAAAGAATATCTCATCCTTAAACAAATATCCTATAGGTAATTCTTCGTATACTGTTATTACTACATCGTTTTGTGGTTTTTCTCCTAAAAATACAAGTTCTTTAGAATTAGTATTAAAGTTATAACTCATCGGATGGAATAAAATATGACTTGCTAAATCTATCCAAGACTGATAAATGGTTGCATACATTAATGCTTCGGTAGAACCATCGATTGTGTAAATATCCTTAAACAAAACCTTTTCTAAAGAAAAATCAGGCATACTCTTCAAAGGATCATATAAACTAAATCCATCTTTACATTGTCTTACTGCAATAATTGAAAAAATACAATCAGGCATTTTAAGAGTACCGTATTGTGCATATGTAGGTATTTTATCAAAATTCTCTTGTGGGATTACATAATATCTTTCCTGTACAGAATACTCATATTTTTTATAGAACCATTTAGCAGCGTATTTGATTATTCTTTGTATTTCTGTTACTGGTACTGAAAATGGCAATGCACAAGAAACTGTTAGTTCTTGCTGCACCTCTGCTACAAAAGCATCCTCGGATGTTTGATTCTCTGGAATCTGTCCATTATAAACATTTCCAAACTTTTTACTTGTTGTCTTTTTTGCAGTCATTTCAGTTCTATTATTTTATCTAAGATATATTTTTGTATAATCTATTAGCTCAGTTCGATCAGATATTTGTGCATGTCTTCCAACCCTTCCTCCATATACAATTCCACCATCGATGATACCTTCAACCGTCGATGTCTTCCCATAAATATAACTATCTTCGATTGTTACCGTCTTGTTTATATATGTATCCTTCATTCTAGAATTTTTAGCTTTACTATATCTATACAAATTGCATTTATTCAAAGATGAGGAATTTAGTTCGCAATCAAAAAACGAGCAATTGTACGCATATTCTACTACTAATTTACATTTAATGAATTCCCATTCCTTAATTTCATAAATATGAATATCTGCATTTTCAATTTGTATTCTTGACATTGCACTATCATAGTTTATATTTGCTTCAGTTAAGTCAGATGCAGCTAATAAATTAAATATGTTATCTCTAAACGATGTAAATTTACTTTTTATGATTTGAACATTATCATCTAAGTCTACCGTTAATTTAATTTTTGGATACGCCTCAACAAATCCATTATATGATTCGTATGCCTTAAGTATCCTATCAGCATTTTTCAAAAGTGATTTTAAGTCAGATTTATTTTTATCTGTATATGCTGGACTGAATAAAGAACGTGATATAAATGAATTGTATACTGCAATTACATCTAACGCTTCTGTGATTTTATATTCATAATTTTTACCACCAATATATCTAAATGCGATAAACCCTTCCTTAACTCTTTCAAAATTAGCTCCAAAAAATTTCATATTTGGTAAAATATAATTAAAGCTATTGATATTTAAGTTTTCTGATCTATAAAATTTATTCTGAGGTATTATATTTTTAATAGACTTTACATATATAGAATCTTTTTGATCCGGAAAGAACTTCCACATCATAGATTCATTAAATTCTAAAATAAACTTTAATATATTTAACTTAGTAATATCTAATTCAGGTACTAAGTTAGTATCATAAGAATAATCAACTTGAGCAATACATGTATTGTCTGTATAGCAATACTCTTTAATAGTTTGAAATACTTTTATTAAAGTTTGCCTAGCACTACTATAATCCAATGGTAAAGAAACAAAAGAGTATCTTTCTTTACCATAACCATAACCTTCTTTGATGTAAAATTTACCAGATTCGGGTGTAAAGTCTTCCCATTGAACTACTTCGACTGGTGAGCCTAAAGCAGTAGAAAATTTCTCAGCAACCTTTTTGATGCTAAATTTACAATAAAAATCTAGATCTAGACCAATAGATGAGGCATTAGTAATGTAAGAATGTTGAAACGCATTAAAATCCATATTGGGGATATTTTTAGTTATATATTCCCGTTAGATTTTGAAGAACAGCTTTTTAGATTCAACTTCAATTTTTACCAATTTAACGATGATATCTTCACCTTCTTCTAATCCATCTAAATCAATAAATTCAGGGATATCTGAAACATGTAGTAAGCCAACAACTTTAGGTTCTAATTCTACAAATAAACCATATTTAGTTTTCTTTCTAATTTTACCAGTTACTTCACTAGGAGCTTTATACCTTTCTGATACTGTGTCCCATGGATCAATTACTGGTATGAATTCTTTTTGTGTTAAAATAATTCTATTATTAGAAGCTAGTTCTTTTATAGTAAAGTCTACTTCATCGCCAGGCTTAAGTGTTCTATTATTAAATTTATCTAGAGTATCATCTTCTAAATCGGTTTTGTGAATTAAACCGGTTAAACATTTATTGAATTCAACGAATACTCCGAATTTAGTTGTACCAGTAACAAATCCACCGAAATGATCTCCAGGATCTAATGCATCTAATGCTGAAGGTATTAAAGCCCTTAGGTAATCTCTATGAGAAACTACAATAAAATCTTTTTCTTTAGAATAATTGATAGGACACACATAAATTTCTTGTCCTAATAATTCTTCAAAATTTACTAATTTATTTACTCCACCTAAAGAACCAGGCATAAATACTCGTACACTATCAATAGTTAAGAAGTAACCTCCATGTATAAGTTCTGTTACTTTAGCTAAATATGCCATAGATCCTCCTATGGATGCGTAAATTTCTCTATATTTAACGTGTTTGATAGCATCTGTATATGATACTTCAATATCCGATTGTTTACCTAATAAATTGGCAGCTTTAACGACAATATCTATTTCAATACCTACTTGAAATTCCGATATGTAATCAGAATTTTCTTTGTGTAAGTCTAGAATAGCGCTTTCTCTCCATCCAATATCTAAATAAGCATATCTAGAACCGATAGATTCTATCGTTCCTTTTGTTAATTCTCCTTGAACTGGAGTTTTTAATTCTTTCGTTGTTGAAAGAAAATCATACATTTCTTGGGCTTGTGGTGATCGTGAAAAAACTTTATCTCGTTTACTGGTAGTTTTTACTTTTGGATTGTGTGTGAAGTGTCCTCCTGTTGCTTCGAAAGCATCCCAATCAAAATCTTTGAGTGGTTGTATATGGGAGGTGTAGCTATTTTTAGGCATTAAATTTATTTTAGGTGTTAGTAATAGTTTATATATCTAGGTTTTCTGTTGGATTTAGATCATAATTCCTGTCCCAATTCCAGGTGTTGTAGTTGCTTGTGCTGCAGCAGATCCTGCAGTTAAGATTCCAGGAGCAACCGTTGTTTGAACTAAACCAGTTCTTATGTATGCATCGATTTGTGTTGTTAAAACTGGAGCTAGTTTAGCAGCAAATACCACACCGAATAATTCAGCAGCTTTTGCCATATCAACCGTTCCGATAGGAGCTTTTTGGCCAGCGTTAGATGCACCTAATGTTTTAGCAACCTCTCCTATTCCCATAGATTGTTCGGTTTTGTTATTTATATTTAAGGCAGGTTGTGCAATCTGCACTGCAGTGTCAACACTTACTTTTAATTCAACACCTAAAAAATTCATAGCAACGATATCCTTTTCTTTATCACAAGGATCTAGTCCTCTGTTATATAAAAGCATTGATTCTTCTGCAGCAGTTTGGATTGCTGCGAAAAGTGGTGTGAATAGAGCGATTGGTAATAGTGGCATAATTTTAGTTTTTAATTTATATTATATATTTCTTTACATAGATGGTCCATCTACTGAAACAGTAGAAGATCGAGTTTCTGGTATGGTAGTTGGCTTAATCTTACTATTTACAGTGGCTTTAATTCCTCCAGCAGCTCCGGTCATGTAACCTAAAGCTACAGCCAAAGGACTTAATGGTGAAACAGCAGTCACTACAGAAGTTTGTGTTTTTGCATAAGTTTCTAATAGTACACACAAATTTACGATTTCAGTCGCTAATGCATCTAACGCGGTAACATTCTTTTCTCCTAACGTTGCTGGTTCATCTGATTCATTTTCTTTTCCTATACTAATATGATTATCTTGAACGTGTATAACCTTTCCACCCTTATGTTCAATATAAATGGTATTATCATTTCTTATATTAACTTGACTTCCATTGTAATCTAACATCAATCCCTTTTCTTCAGTAAAGAAAATCTTTACGGGTCCTGGTTGAGATTCTGTATCGTATATTACCGAATGTGCATTTTCGTAAGATGCACTAATTTCTTCTTTTAATTCATCTGAAATTCGTTGGATGCATGTATATTGAGGACAATATGTATTTCCATTATCAAACTTAACATTTACTATTGAATTTAATTTAGGTACTGAATAGAATCCACCGCCAGTATCTGAACCAGCAGTAATAGATTGTAATGGAGTAGCCCATGGAATTAATGCAACATCTAATCCTTCCCAAAATCCGAATACCTCAACCTTTACACGTCCTATCTTTATAGGATCTTCGATATCCACTACCTTCCCTACGTAACTTCCATCACGTACATTATCCTTAAAAAAGTCTTTTCTACTTACTTGCATTGTTTAATAAATTTTATCCATCGAATATATTTCCAGGATTTGTGTTTTCTGGATCTGTGTTCGCTAATGAAGGCGATCCTGTTCCTATATTTTCTTGTGGTGGTGTTCCTGTTGTATTAGCCTGTGATGGCGAATTACCTTCAAACATATTTGCAACGCCAGCACCTATATTAGCCTTTCCTCCGTTAACCAATGAGGCACCGGCATCTAATACAGTTGTTGTTAATCGTTGTAATCCGGTTTCTGCTAAATTTAATGGAGCAAAACCATATATGTTTCCTAACATTAATGCGTTTAATCTAGAAGTAACTAAATTCTCTGCGGTTGCCTTTGCTTGATCAACTGCATTACTTAACATATTTGAAGGGCTATATTTATTCTTTAATTTATCTAATTTAGCTTGGCCTTGGTCTTTCAAACCATTAAGGAAACTATTCGGCCATTTTTCTTTTTCTCCTCCATTTATCAATGGTCTAGATTGTGGCATTTCTCCAGGAGGAGTTAAACCAATATCTAAAGCAGCGCTATCAAATTCTGTTAAGAAATTATCAGTTACTATAGTACCATCGTAGTATGCATATAGATTTGCTTCTTCTACTTCTTTATAATGTATAACAAATTTTTGTTTTAGATCTTCTGGAGCAGCATTACTTATAGTTCCTAAATGTTGCGCTTCCGACATATCAAATTGACAAAAATCAAAATGGAATAAATTTCGAGTAGTACTCATAGAAACACCTTCAACCGTGTTAACATGTGAACTACTAGGATCGTTAGCCGTTTCATTCGGACCGGTTAATCTTCCTGTTATATCAGCAGCAGTAATACTAGGTTGTCCTTGTAGATTTCCACCATATCCAGTTTCTTCATTTGGTGGTGCATCTGTTAATGCTATATCGTTAGGATTTCCTATCCATCTTGCTTCATATGTATAAACAGACATAGAAAAATATCTTAAATTTTGAGGTATTACCTCTCTACGATATTTCCAATCATAACATGCCTTTCTATACAAATCCATCATTGCGGTAACTCGCATATCTATGGACTCTAAACATTCAATTTCTAATTTACTATCAGGTAATAAAGGTTTTGTAAGATCTCGCTTCCATGCTCCGGCTAATCCAGTTAAACTTTGAAAGAACCATGGGGTTTGATTGTTAATACCAGCTAATAAATCTAAGAATCTTCTTAAATAATGTGCTCTTTGTAAATCACCAATCGATAATAAATAACCTAATGCTGTGTTTACTGGAGGATCTGCATCTGTATTAGCACCCCATAATAAACCACTGTTAGGTTGGTTAAAATTAAACAATAATTTGAATCCATGAGCGGTAGGGTCCTGCATTGAAAGTAACGGATTTCTAGTATAGAATAAATTCGTTTTCTTAAATGCATTTAATGCCTTGTCTGTATACGGAGTTATAGCCATGTTAGTTATCTTTATTTCTAGCTGGAATAGGCCATTCTCTACGTAATAGCTCCAACTTTTGTTTTATTTTCATATCGTCTTTATTATATTTATATTCGATCTTCGATATAACATAAAAACCGCTCAAAAATTCGTTTTTAACTTCAGTAGCAGGTTCTTCATAATTTACGTCTGCATCTCCTTCTTGTTGTGTCTCGTCTAATGGTGGTTGAACATCTTCTCCTAATTGTCTATCTCTATTTTCTAAAGTTTTATTAGTTTGTTCTCCTTTATTATAAATGATAATTGGAATTCGTTGATATCTATACAAAGCCCAATTAACTTCTTCTAGTTCTACTTCCATACTCATCTTTTCTATCTCATCCATATTACCAAAGTTATTAGCAATTGCATACATATAATTAGGATGAACATTACCAAAATCTTCGGATGGTTGTTTACCTAGGTATTTAGCCTTTGCATTATCTTTCCACATTTCTGCAGGATCGTTCGGTCTTCCTCTTAATGGTATCCTATCTTCTTCTGCACCAGGAGTATTTAATGGTGTAATCAAAAATTGCTCAAGACCGGCAGTTGCACCACCGGCATCTTGATTATTTTCATTCAAATTTAGATATTTTAATTTTCTTGAATATCCGTTTTCCATCCATACAGTTCCGGCTTTGTTTTTCAAAACATGTGTAGATATAGACATGTTTGTTCCAGAAACATCCTGTCCATTACTTAGTCGTAAACTACCTGGAGTTTTATCACCAGGTTCTGTATTACTTTGTAAATCGAAATCTTCTTGTTGAACAACTGTTATATCTTCCATAACATCCTCCATAGAAAATTGTTTATTGATATTAACCATACATAAATAATAATGCAAATCTATATATGATGTAAAGAAAGATTCATCATTTTTATAAGCGGATAACGTACTTTCTTTTATAAATTCTTGTCTATCAGTATCTGCACAAACCCGTATCATAGGATCATCGGTTCCATCTTCATTAGATGCAAATCCAAGGCCTAATCCTTCTGCACACTCCATCATATGATCGAAAGAGTTTCCTTCTTCAAATCCTTGAACGATATCAGCATATAATAAAGGAACGCGCATTACGCAGCGAAATGTATACTCAGCAGGCTTACCCTTTTCACCTGCACTTTCACCTCCTTCTTCAGGTAAAGGTTCATCGTCGGCTGCAGGTTCAGCAGGAACTCCTGGAACTGAAGATATTACTGATATATCCCAATCTATACGAATTGGTCTATATTCATCAACTGGCCTAGGTTTTAAGTATAAGGAAACAACATCTCCATCTAATGGATATTCAATAGCAGATAATTTTTCCATAGAATCCGCTACAACAAAAGTAGCGGTAGGGATAAATGCTTCGTTTTGAATTTCCATGTGTAGCATATCTTCCATCGAAACTTTATTAGTACCAATCTGAACCATAGGATACAAACCACCTTCAACTGTTTGCTGGTTAGCTGTTGGATCTGGATTCGCGGTAGAATCTTCTTTTTGAGCATCTACACTCTGAGTGTCTTCAACAAAAACTTGATCTAACTCTATCGTTGGCTCTACGATAGTTAGTATATCTCTATCAACTGCTGCCATTATGAATTATTATTATTAGTGTCAGTATTCTTTTTACTATCTTTACTACGATAACTTGCAAATATCAATGCACCAGCTTTAGTAGTTACTGCCGATTCACCCGGTTTAAGTTTTCCTGATGGTTCGATCGTCGGAGATCCGTTTTTACGTCCTTCTGCCAATGCTTTTAATTTAGCTAATCGTTCTTCAGTAGGTTTACTATATCTACTCTTATCGATATATGATCTTTTTACTTCTTCAATTTCCTTTTTAGTAGGTTTAGGTTGAATGTACATAGTTTTAGCACCGGATAATTTAGGAATAAATAACAAGTCTCCAACTGCGATAGAAAACGGATTAGATATACCATTGAATTTAAGGATGATGTCCGTATATACATCTGTTCCATATGCAAACATAGATATAAGATCTGGTCTCATAGCGTAATCTTCATTTATTAAAATTGTTCTAGCTACTACAAAGTTAGGATTTGAATAATTAGGCTTAAGTGTAGGTTCGGTTAAGTCTGTTACTCTTTTACTGTATCCAAAGTAATTTTTCTTTTCAATTACTCGTTTTAAGTTTAGATATTTAAGATTAAGTGCCATATTATGTTGTGAATTTACTTATGTTTTCTACAATTCCAGCATCATTTGCATGATTAGGGAATCGTTGTGCTAATATATTTTGAACTTGTTGCTCTTCTGCGTTTAATGCATTCGTATCCATTGTATTCATTACTCCAGTAGGATTTTGACTACTACTCTGATCTCCTTCTGCGTTACTTACACCTCCAGCGTTAACTTGTCCATAGTAAGATTTTTTAATAAAATCTAAAGCAGATCCATATAATCTTTCACCATTACCTGGAGCAAACATCATTTGAATATCATCTCTATCTCTAGGTCTTGCAGGTTTTAATGAACAAACAACGGTTAGTTTAGTCGGGAAATCATCTTTATTTAATGGACCTTCAAATTTTAATTCAGTATTTTCTAGTATTAAATTACCAACGCTTAACATTGGTCTTGATGGATTTCCTAATTGAACGTGCCATTCACCAGTATCTTCACCAGTTAATAACGCCATCATAGCTTGAGCTTGAGGCCGACCCATTTTATCCATAGATCCACCAGCAGCCCTAGATGCTATATTACCACCAACTGATTTCAAAGCATTTCCAATTCCTTCTAATGAAAGTCCTTTACCGCCAGTTAAATCATTTAATCTAGATGATAAGCCGTCTGTTAATTTTCCTAAGAAACCTCCAAAATCTCCGTTTTTTAGCATCTTCATTCCATCTTGTCCAGCAAGAGGATTTGATTGTCGTGAACCTCCAACATATCTTCTAGCTCCTCCCCAAAAATCTCCACGATTATAAGTCACCATCATAACGTTCATGACTAAATCTAAAAATGCAATTTTTCCATTTATTCCATCAATAGATTTTAATTCATATTCAAATGTAAGTTTTATTGATTGTTCGAAATTTAGTCCTCTCTTTCTTACCATCATTTTATCAATAACGTTTATCGGACCTAAGATCTTGTTCATACCATTTGCGTATGGATCAACATCTCCAGATGAACCTTTAGATCTTGCAGTATTAGAACCTTTAGTATCAGTAGCTCCTAAAATCTTACCGATCATAGATCCACCACCAGATCCACCATATCCACCACCTTGCAATGTTTGAATTTCTGATTTGAATTCTTCCCAATTAAATTTAACTGAAAATTTCATCAAATCTTCGATCTTATTTTTTTCTCCATCTATCCAACCAACCATTCTCCCAATATCAGGAGTACCTTGTCTTTCGTTGTTTAATAGATTATCGCCTACGGGAGCTCCAAATCTTCTTAAAGTAATCATATAGTTATTAGGAACTTTACCGTAATTCTTTCCCCATAAAAAATCTTCCCAAGAATACTCTGCTGCATTTTTACCTTTACTCCATTCAATTATTTTCGATGCAGTTGGATTTCGTTCTATTTCTTTAGGTGCCCATCCTTTGTCATCTTCAAAATAATTTACTGATTGACTTCCACTGGCATCTCCAAGATTTCCAGAATAATAGTATGCATAAAATCTATTGAATAAGGCTTCTCTACCGACCTTCTTACTTTCGGAATCACCAGCTTGAGGTATATCAACCTCGTTTAGATACGGTAATAGCGCTCGGTTAGTAGCATTTGCAAGAGTTTCATATGATTTGTAGTCTCTTCCACGAATTCCAGTATTAGCCATACAATTAGATTATTTTATTATATTCTATATATCAAAGGCTCTTTGTGAATTGATCCCAATTTTCTTTGAGATCAACTATTTTATCGCTTATCATCCTTTTCAATCGAATAAAAAACTCGATTTGAGTGTCAAATCTTAACTTACCAGAGTAAAATGTTCTAGTAGATAATTCCTTTAATTCAGATATATTACGTAAAATTAGAAAGTCTTGTATTTTGTTAAACATATTGTTCAATTCATTTTTATAACGAGTAGTATGAATTGAATCAACTACAACAAAAAAACGACTCTGTTCCTTCTCTAAATAATTCTCTAGTTCTTGTACAGTTTTAATATCATTAGATATCCAAAAGATTCTAGGCTTCTTATTAAAACCGTTAGCAAATTTATTATTTAGAAAATGTTTTTTAAGAAAATAAATGTTGTCGTAAAATTTAGTTATTTTAACAAGATATACAGGATTGTATTCATCAAATTGAATATCTTTAATAATTACTTTTACTGGAATTAGTATGTTTGGATCATTAACTGATGTGATGAGAGAGTGTGCAAGAGAACCTTTATTTATTAGTTTATGTTTTATCATTACCTAAATTTACTATTTCAATAGTGTCAAACTCTTGTTTGATATCATCAATGTCGTCATCTTCTATTAACAATAATTTATATTTCAGGGTTTTTTGATTGATAACCTTTTTTAAGGATTGTATTATATCTAATTCTAAGTTTTCTAAGAAGTAATAAATCCTAGATGTTTTTTTAGAATGAATTATATTACTTATTTTTCTAATAATGTAATACTCTATTATTTTTCTATCAGGAACATTTTTGTATATGTCATTATTTTCTAATTTTGACATGATATCATGGTAGTTAACAATTTCCTCTTCACTATTTTTCTTAAAATTTTCGTTAAATAGTTTTAACGAACAATGAACTATCACAAATTCTTTTTGTATTACGTCTTCCAAAATCATATTATTATTTTTTAGAATCATCGATAATTGTTTGCATAGTCTGAGTAACCTTCAACTCCTTTTCTAAATTAACTAAATACTTTAATTCTCCTCGATAATCTTTTATTTCTTGTTTAACTTCCTCTAAATCTGGTTCGTAATGAGAACCCCAACTTCTTTTGAATTCTAACACTTCCTTGTCAAATTTATTTCCCATATCTATACCTAAATCTGATGCAACTTCATAAAATAATTTCATAGTATTAAGATAAGAATTATTTTTATCCATCTCAGTTACATATACTACTTTCTCTTCATGAGACTTACCTGCACCATTAAAATTATCATCAATGATAGTTTTTATTATGCCATTAGATACTATTTCTAATCTAACTTTTAGCATCTTCGTCAAATTCTTTTAGTGTTGAACTAACACAACGTGAACATAAAACCGATTCAAGATCATCACTACCTACTCGAGTCATTTCAGCACAACCACGACATTGTAAATACCAACCAAATGATTTATCATTCCAATTAGTACCCATTTTCCATTCAAGTTTATAGCCGTTCTTATTAGTTTTTGTTTCCATAATTTATATAAGTTGATCTCTAACATCAGAATGTAATGACCATATTTTAACAGAGTCATACCAATCTTCTATTTTTTTATCTATATCTTTCTTCTTCATTCCGTCAGCTACAAATCCTTCTCTCAATTTAGCTTCCTGATTTCCTAAGGTTTCTTGTTCTTTTTCTAAAGTTTCCTTTAATAATTCTATACGCGATTCTTTACCTTGTTCTGCTAATGCTTTCTTTAATTCTAAAAATTCAGATGTAGACATTTTCTTCTTAGCTTGTTTAAGATAGTGACGTTTTTGTTTTCTATTTTCTGATGTTGTTCCCATCGTTGTTTGATTGTTTATAGTTAAATGTTAAATTAGGTTTGATTCCTTTATCTCTTATATTTCTTTTAGCCTTTTTAATAAAGGATATTAGTTGATTCTTAAGATCAGAACATTCTTCAACCGATTCAAAATCAAGTTTTAAGTTGCCATCGGTATCCATAGTTGTTTTCATCTTTAGTTATATATTAGCTTAAAAAGTTGACTACTTTTTCTTGTGCCAGTCTTTAATTGATGTCTTTAATTTAGAACTAAGAAATAATTTAGGATCTTTCATTTTAGAAACTAGATGATCGCTAAGTAATTTAATAATATCGTTAGTAAATGAATCTTGTAAAACAGAAAGAAATTCTTTAGATGGTAAATCTACTTCCATTCTAACGTTTAACTTAACTTTGTCTGTTTTAGTTTGTGAAAGTAGTGATATGATCGGAGTTAAATCTTCAACAACTATCTCTATTTTAGGTTCGCTTTTAACCTTTCCTTTTACCGGATTCTTTTTAAGAGCCTTTGCTGGTGCAGTTTTATTGTTAGATTTTGGTGGTGTTGGGTTATTTGCAAGTTCTTCCATAGAAATTATATCCATATCCATTTGAATATATTGCATAAATTCTTTTTGCACTGCCTTACTACATTTGTTACCAGATTGAAAAATTAAATAAGTTCCATCATCTGAAATTTGTTCTTCTACCAATCCAAGGTTTTCTCCCTTGATCCATTGGTACCGTAAATTATTTGACATTTTTATATATTTTAAGTATTATATGCTTAGTAATAATACTTGTTTCACATTCATGTAGATTATGTTCTCCAAGGTGCCGGAGTTAGTAAACTCAATTGATAGCTATAATCAAAAGGTACAGAATTAACTAGTCCATTTCCACCCATCATAACACCAATTAATGGACTTACCCAATCTTTATTTGCTTTAACTTGAAATGATTGGCAAATAACTCCTACCGACGAGAAGGTTGCTTTTCCTAAAAATGTTGAGTGTGCAATAAATTCTTTCTTTGGATCGTATCCTATTATATCTGAACATTCTGTATGCAATAATGCAAAATCCACGTTATTAGCAGTTGTGGCAGTATCACATCTTACATAAACATCGAATTGAAATGTAGATCCGGCAGTTGTATCCCACGCCTTTATTAACCTATCTTGTACTTTTGACATTGCAGCTACATGATCTCCTAAAATTCCTGTGCTCATATAAATACCAACTGTTGCTCCTGAAACTCCAGGGTATTGCACAGTCATGTCCATCATATTACAATCAAATCCTCTTGCCACTGTCAATTCCGCCGTATTTCCAGCCATATAATACGTTCCGGCAGAAGGTCTACTAGCACGACCTGCAGTATTATGAATAATTGTTCTTTGCGTAATTGACATACCAGATGCGCTCGATCCTTGTGCTCCAACAGGACCTTGACTTCCTTGAGCTCCAGCAGCTCCTTGAGCACCAGCAGTACCTTGAGGTCCAGCAGCTCCAGCAGTTCCAGCGGTTCCAGGAGTTCCAGCACCAGCTCCTTGAGCTCCAGCAGCTCCAGCAGGTCCGGTATGGCCAACTGCACCTTGTAATTTAATAATACTTATATTAGTTCCTTTTGCATTTGTTACCAGGTTGTTTCCACCAGCACTTGCGTTAGTCATGAAAACTCGTATTCTATTATCAGCGGTAGAACCTGCAGTATAAATAACCTGAGTTCCGATTGTTTCGTACTCAGCAACTGAAGTTGCACCTTGAGAATCCCAATCAACTTGACCTCCAATAACGTCTTGCCAACCTCCAGAAGCTATATAATTATTGTACTCTAAATTAGCTTGAAATGTTGAATCGTTATTTCCAGATTCCATTAAAGACACATCGTATTGAATAAGATATTTTTGTCCTGAAGCACCTGGATCTAATATCCATTCTCTATACCAACCGGAAGCTCCGGTAATTCCTGTATAAGAAGTATTATTAAAAATTGCATTATTAAATCCTAACGTTCTTGTGAATCCTCCATTAATAGTCTCGCCGGTTGTGTTCCAGCCCCAAACGGTATCTAATTCTTTTGGAGTATTATAAGCACCTTGTGCACCTGAAGGTCCAGTAGGTCCATCAAGACCAGTTGAACCAGCAGCTCCAGCAGCTCCAGCAGGACCTTGAGGTCCAGCAACTCCAGGATCTCCAGTTCCACCTCCTATAGATTGTTGTGCAGATAGATCAAATATGAAATTACCAGTAGAACCGGTATGTGCTACATTTTGATTAAGTAAATTGAATGCCCATGCATATCTAGAACCATCAGCTCCTGGGTTTATATTTATAAGAGGAAATAGTTCAATAGCATCTCCTCCGTGATACGTTCCAAACGTATTAGTATATGTTTTTTCGTAAACAGTTCCACCAGCTCCATAAGAATATCCAGTCTGTCCTGGCCATTTCCATAGTTGAAGCTTAAATGAATCAGTATTTACTAGTACCTCATCGCTAACAGTCAGCATAACTTTAGTATACTCTGCAGATCCCTGAGTCATAGTTAATGATTGAGTTCTATCAGCTTCGATATATGATCGGTTTGGAGCCCATGCTTTAGCTGTACTACTACCGTATGTGTTATTTTGGTTACCAAATTTGCTCCAATAAGTTCCACCAGCAGATCCACCAGCTCCAGATAAACCAATTCCAATTCCTCCTAAATCGATATTTAGAACTCCACCTGTTCCTCCAGGTCCAGTAGGTCCTAATGCTCCTTGAGCTCCAGCAGATCCACCAGCTCCTTGAGGTCCAGCTCCTTGAGCTCCAGAAGGTCCTTGCATTCCAGCAGGTCCTATATTACCTTGAGTACCTAGAGGTCCTTGAGCACCTGTAGGTCCAGGAGTAGAACCTTGTGCTCCAATAGCTCCTTGTGCTCCCATAGAGCCAATAGTTCCTTGAGGTCCAGTTTGACCGGAAGTTCCTCCAGGTCCTTGAGCTCCTTGAGCTCCAACAGGTCCTTGAACATTAACATCACCACCACCAACAACTCGACTCCAATAAACATTGGCTGGTTGAGGAATAGCAACTGAATTTATTGGAAGTCCTGGAGTTTGTCCAGCATTACCTAAAATACATTGAAAATACGATAAGGATCCATAGGCAGTAGGAGCAACAGTATAACTATCATCGTATAAAGTTACTTGGCCTTGTATATAAGTTCTAGGTTCTTCCCATTGTGTTGGGAACCTTTCGTTTTCATCACCTTCTTGCCAAGTTAATGGACGAGTTAGATCTAATCTGTATTTTTGCGAATTTGGGTAGTTAGCCATTTGAACGTTGTTATTTTATATTCTATATATCTTACAAAGAAACCAACGGGATCGGTGGAGTTGAGAAATAAGATTCTGCAATATAGCACTCCTCAATATACATTTCGTTTCTGTATGCGATTAAGTTATTTATATCAGTCATATACTTAATAAATTTAGATGTAAGATATGAATGATATTTGTCTACTGCTTCTTTTTGTCTATCCTTTCTATAACTATCAAACTTCCATTGTCTTTGGATATTTGCACCATCAGGTATATTTCTAGCGTAATAATCGTTTGCAAAATTTAACTTTTCGTTATTAAGCAATATACTTTCTAGTATAGGATAATTTCCTGTAGAACATCCTATGTTAGGATTAGCAAGTAAAACACTAAAATGTGCATTAAAAGCTGCGTGGGTTTCAAAGGTTCTATATGTGACGCGATTACTTTCGTTAATAAACTTAAATCTAAGACGAGTTAAATTATATCGTTCTCGATGTAAAGAAATAAGAAATGCATTATTAAATGAAAGAAGTAAACCATCAACTCCGGATATTGCTGCCATATATGCTTATTGTTTTTATTATATATCTCAATAAAAAGGTTATCTTACCAAAAGTATCTTTGATAGTCGATTGCCAATTGTTTGATATCACCATACTTAACTCCACAATCATCTAAAATATAAAAATGATCGTTTACTCGATATTCCTCAATCCAATAAATGTATTTGAATCCTGCAGTACATAATACCTTTGTACAATGTTTGCAAGGACTAAGAGTAAGAATAACCATATAATTTTCAGGGTCATTTTCTTGGAATTTAGCAGCCATATTTATTTCAGCATGTATTAAACCGCTTTGTCCTGGTTCTAATGATTCTTCGATAGTTCCTGTTTCTTCATAAACTGAAGCACCTGGATATGATCCATTATATCCGAATGAAGCCATCTTACTAAAATCCTTTTTAATTGCCATACATCCAACTCGTTTAGTTGATGCAGCTGATAGTTCCGAAATAGATGTAACGATATCAGAATAGACTTGAAGTTTCTTGTCTAATCTGCGTATTTTTATATTTTTGGAATCCACTTGTTTTGTATCCATCGTGTCTTTAGTTTAAGCTCAGGAGTTTCTTTATCTAATTCCTTTGCGAGTTTTATATTTTCTTTATCATCATCAAAGAATGTTATATCGTTAAAGCCCATTTCAACAAATCTTTGAAAGGCTTCCTTTTTACGCAAAGCAACTGTATTACCAGTGAATCCTTGTTTAGGATCGTTAATAGCAAATATGTATCTAGGATTGACATCCACACCATGATGTATAAGAAAATTGTATATTAGTTTTGAATCATCTCTTGCTGTTACGATACCAACTCGTTTACCTTTTTTCATGGTTGCTTTAAGTATATCAAAGACCCAATCGATTATTTTTCCAGCTTTAAGTATTTCAGCGTTTTGAAAATCAGAAAAATCTAATTCATGATTTGGACTGTTTTCGTATTCGTTAAATTCCTTAGGAGTTAGCTCGTAAGTTTTTCCAGTTTTATGATCAGTAACTTTTATCTTAGATTTAGTTACAACCAAAGTATCATCGACATCAAATAGATTGATCTTTTCGTATTTTATTCCTTCGTTTAGAAATTCTTGATATGTGTTAACGTTCTTCATATAGTATTTATATGCTTTTGCTATTAAAAAGTTTTATACATGGATAATTTCTCTTTCCAATGTTTTATTGTTTGTTTAGCGAATAAACTAGTTGGGTTATTAAACGCTGTCCATAATGGTTGAATGTTTATCGGTCCACATCCACCTATTTCTTTATCTATGAAGGTAAGAAATTGAGATATTCTACCAGAATCATGTAATGTAAGAGATTCTTCTATATAATAAAAGGCTTCCTCGGCGGAACCAGTTATTTTCATTGCATTTAAGATTTGATACGAAAGTATCTCGGATAATGGTTCGGTTGATGCAGTTTTAGTAATTGCCATGTGTTTGTTTTTTATTGTTTTAATTATTATAATATAAATATAATACTTTTTTGCGACATAAAAAAACTTTTGGACACTTATTTTTCATAAAAGCCAAAATAAATGAATTTTGTTAATAAGTATTTATATTAAGGAAATTAGTTATGATAAGAAACAATCACTTCTGGTGGTGATATTTAGTGAATTTAGAACTTCCCGTCGGAGTTACGGTATTTAACCGTTAATTTAGGAACATACACCATTTTGTGTTTGTTTCCGTCATCTTCCACTATACGTTTGATTC